ATCAAGGCCGTGATTGGTATGGGTGGGCAACAAACCAGATGAGTCATGGGTTGTTAGGGGTGGCAGGCGTTGCGGTTATCATGGGGCTGGTGTTGCCCTTTGTCGCCCTTGGCATTGTTCTGGCCCTTGCCGCCACCAAAGAAGGGTATGATCTGGCCAAAGGTGGACGTTTCAAAGATTCTGCACAGGATTTTGCTTTTCAGGGCTTTGGTGGCGTTCTGGCCATGGCCTTGATGACACAAGATCAGATTGCGGCATGGGCGGCCGTGTGCGTGTTTGGGCTTGGTTTGCTCGGTGGAGTCATACCCCGCGCCCGCCGCGCCTTAATCCAAATGCCGTTTTGACCTATCCCAAGGGCCCCCTAAAAAAAGGTAACTGCCCCATAACTGACCCCTTAAAAAAAGCGCAAATTGAAAATATGGCGGGAAACCTTGGTGCGCTCGATTGGACTTGAACCAACGACCCTCAGATTCGGAATTTTATTCCTAGCACAATTTATCCGGCAATACCCGTCTTTTTTTGTTTCCCTATCGAAACAAACAGGGCCTTTTTGACCCCGTTGCTGCCCCATAACTGACCCGTAAATGGTGAAATTGGTGTGTCTACAAAGTATGCCTTTGAGGTATGACCTTTGGCATTTTAAAAAACCGCTTGGCAGGGGTGTTGCCCACGTTACGCTTTTTATAAAGGTAACATTTTCATGGGGTTTTTATGGCGATTCAATTATCGGTAGCTGTTCGCAACGGGCGTCTTGATGTTATTGAAAGCACAATTGGGGCTTCAGCAATTCTCCGAATTCGTACAGGAGCCGCCCCAACAAACTGTGGTACCGCAGACTCTGGCACAGTATTGGCGACATTGACGTTGCCCAGTGACTGGATGTCGGCCGCCTCTGGCGGTGTTAAATCTCTTCTTGGCACATGGCAGGATGCAGCAGCGGATGCCACAGGAACGGCTGCCCATTACCGTATTTACGACAGTTCGGGAACAACCTGTCACCTTCAAGGCAGCGTGACGGCTACGGGCGGTGGCGGTGATATTACCGTCGATAACGTCTCTTTTGCCACTGGCCAGCAATTTACCATCACATCATTTTCTTTGACCGATGCTAACGCTTAGAGGGCATTGCCATGTCTGTCCCCCAAATCCTTATCGACAAGGTCGCGGAATCGCAGTTTGACAACCTAACGGAATCGGAGGTCGCAGATGCGTTAAATGCGCCCGATGCGTCTTTGGCTTATGTTAAGCAGGATGTTGCCACCTCTGATATAAAAGAGGTTTTACTTTCCAGTGGTGAATGGGCGGCCATTGTTTTAACGGCTGATAATACGTCGGCCCCTGAAAGTTTGAGGGGCGCATGTATTGTTGTGCGTGACACTTTTAAGGAGACAAATACAATTCGAACGTCTCTTTCTGGTATTTACACCCAAACTAACGCGGTTTTAAGTGGCCTTTTGGGTGCAGAGGTTATTACGCAAAGCACATACGATGCTTTGATTGCTTTAACCAACCGCCGCCCTTCATGGGCAGAAGCCAATAATTTATCACCCGTCACATCGCGTGATGTAGGGTTAGCGAGAGGAGCATCATAGTATGTCTGTAGCAAAATGGACCGCTCTTAGCACGGAATCAAGCAACATTGCTGGAACCGCCCTTGATAGTAAAGCCAATGGTACAACAACGTTTATTGCGGATATAACGAATACAACCGACAAAGATTTGTATCTTAACGTATGGATGACCATGGGTAGCATTACCCCTACCGCAGGCTCTAGCGTTACATTACAGTTGCGGCAAAAACGATCACCAACGTATGCAGAAAACACTTTAGAGCAATATGTGGCTGCTACAAATGGTACGGGTGCGCGGGTTGTTGAATTAGCGGCGGTTATGAGGATTCCTCATGGGGGAACATTTGGTCTTTACTGGACAAACAATTTAGGTGTGACAAGTGCAGCCAGTGGAAATGCGGTTTACACGCGCACTTGGAACGAGGACATTGTTTAAATGCCACGCGGCCTAAATCCTTACGATGAGGCTGTGTTGCAAAGAAGGCTTTGGACACCTAACTTGCTGCGCACCGCTTTGTGGCTGGACGCGAATGACCTGCCCACGATTAGCACTGCCACGGGCGTCAGTGAATGGCGTGACAAAAGCGGGAACGGAAGAAATTTTACGCAGGGAACTGGTGGAACTCAACCTACCTTTACGCCAAACGGTTTAAATGGAAGGCCCGTGCTTTCATTTAACGGATCACAATACTTGACCTCGCCCGCTGCGGCATCAATGTGGAACTTCCTGCATAACGCAAACGGCTCAAGTGTCTTTGCCGTGTGGAAGGCTGGAAACAGCAGCGATCCGAATGCGATTTATACCTTGCTCGGGAACAATGCGGGCGTTTCCGGGAACACTGGCTTTTATATCGTATATGACGACAGGGTTAGTTCTTCCCGAAACGACAGGGTGCTTACCCAAGTCTCAAGGGGGGTTAGCGGTAACTCAGCAGTACAAGTTCAGACGGTAGATGGCGCACATCCAGCGAATGTGCCTACAATCATTTCGTTTATTAGCGACCCGAACAACGGCACGGCTGCGAACAGGGGTTTCCTTCGGATTAACCGAACGCTGATCCAAACCAACGTGGATACGAGCGCTCCGGTTGCCACCGATGCTTCGTTCGCTTTGCAGATCGGCGCATGTGGCAATAATGTGCTGCCGCTTACCGGCTACATCGCTGAAATCGTCGTCCTTGCCTCTATTGCCAGCGGCGTGGTGCGGCAACAAGTTGAAGGTTATTTTGCTTGGAAATGGGGCTTGCAAAACTCTATAGTTGCCAATCACCCGTTCCGTAACCGCCCCCCTAATATTGGTGACTGATTATGTTGCGGGTTCGGGTTCCCAGAATTGATGCGGTTACAACGGGCGGCATAACGGGAACGGGTAGCGTCACCCTTGGGGATTTAACAGGAACAGGCACTGGCACTTTAGGAAATGTTCCTATCCAAGGGGTGGGGAATGTCACTCTTGGGGCCATAACAGGATCAGGAACAGGCTCTCTATCAATTTCAGGCGCGGCCAGCGTTGCGCTTGGGGTATTGACGGGTACGGCGACAGGGGCTTTGCAGATTAAGGGGCAAGGGTCTGTAACCCTTGAGAGCCTCACAGGATCAGGCACGGGTGCTTTAGGCACGCCGCCTATCACGGGATCAGGAAATGTCACCCTAGGGGCCATAACCAGCAGCTCCACAGGGGCCCTACAGATCAAAGGCACGGGGGATCAGACCCTTGGTGCTGTCACCGGCAGTGGAACAGGCAGCCTTTCCGGCGGTCCCAATACAGGGTCAGGCAGTGTCACTTTGGGATCCGTAACATCGGTTGCCACCGCAACGCTGGCCATCAGAGGCACGGCCACCGCAACCCTTGGCCCCGTCACCGGAACAGCCACAGGAACACTGTTGGCCACGGGATACATTCCGCCGCTGGCCAGTGACGGCGTTCTGTTGTCCCAAAGGCGGCCTTACGTCTTGGGCAGAAACCGCCCCTACAAAAAACCCCAAACCCAACCCATGAGGATTCTATGACCTTTCGCACAGACATTCATAATACCCTGTTCACCGAAAAATACCCAACCGAGGCCGTGATCCGTTATATCGACTGGTCCGATCGTTTGATTCTGGCCACGGGGGCATCGGATCCCATCGCCACCAGCACGTGGACAGGCCAAACGGGTATCACCATCAGTAACAGCTCTTTTGACGCCGTGAATGGCACGGCCCAAGCCCTCTTTTCCGGAGGCACGGCGGGGCAGACGTTCAAAATCACCAACACCATCACCACAACCGGCGGGCAAACTTTGGTGCAAGCCTTTGAATTTCGGGTAGAACAGCCATGACAACAAACGACATTCACATCACCGTGGCGGTTTTGGAAGAACGGCTGGGCGGCATTGAAAAGCATTTGTCCCGCCAGACCGAAGCCCTTGAAAAGCTGGCCGATAATGCGGTCCAAATTGCCCTGATCCAGCGGGAAACAAAGCACCTGAAAGAAGCGGTGGAGGCCATGAACGACCGCTTAGAAACACACCTCACATCCCACCGGCAAACCACCATGGGGATTATGTTTGAGGTTCTCAAAGTCACGCTCGCCATCATGGGCGGTGCGCTGATGGCCAAATACGGCCTAAAATAACCAAAGAAAGGAAACACGACTATGAAAGACATTATCCTCGGGCTGATTCGCCACACCGTCACCACCATGGGGGGCGTTTTGGTGACCTCTGGCTATGTTGACGAAAGCGGCGTGCAGACGCTGGCAGGCGCGGCGGCGGTGATCGTTGGCGCGGGCCTCTCGGTGCTGGACAAAAAAATCAAGGCCAAAAAATGACAAAAACCCTGCGTCCTATCAGTGACACAGCCCTTGCTCTGGTTAAACGGTTCGAGGGCTTTTCCCCCACGCGCTACGTCTGCTCGGGGGGCAAGCTGACCATAGGCTATGGCCACGTGATCACCAAAGCCCATATTTCTGATTTTGAAAAACCCATCACAGAACAACGGGCAAGCCAAATTTTGATGATGGATATGACCTACGCCCAGCAGGCCGTGGATCGGTTGGTTAAGGTGCCCCTAACCCAAAACCAATTTGATGCCCTCGTGTCTTTTGTGTTTAATATTGGGGAGGGGGCTTTTGCCGCCTCTACCCTGCTGCGCCTCCTCAATAAAGGCAAGTATGACGAGGCGGCTTTGGAATTTAACCGCTGGATTCATGCGGGCGGAAAACGCCTTGAGGGACTGATCCGACGCCGTCGGGCCGAGCGGGAGCTGTTTTTGCGGGATTAAGGCCCCACCACTTGGCAGGGCCTTCCCCTTTATTGTTGGGCCAGCGTGAACACCACCAGCCCGATGACAGCAAACACTTGTAAGATATCCATGACTACCGCCTCCCCACTTCTGGCATGGGGCGGGCCAGTTCGTCCATGACGTAACGGGCCTGTTGTTCCCGCATCCTTTGGCTTAGGGCCTCGCGGTCCTCGACCTCGACAGAGGCTTTGGTGGCCTGATACGTGGTTACGGGGGTGTCTTTGTCATCGAATTGGGGAACGGTGATGATCCCCGTGACGATAACCCCGATCAACATCATGACCATGCCGCCTGTGGCTTGCAGTTTGTTTTGGATCGTGCCGCCCGGCAGTACCTGACCCACCGCCCATAGGGCGCAGGCCAGAATAAAGATACACTGGAATGGTTCTAACATGATCCACCCCCCTACTGTGCAGCGTTCTGGTTGGCGATGACCAGACTCATGGACTTTTTCAAAGAGGCGTTTTCCTCTTTCAGACGCTGAATCGTGCTGTCTTTGTACGATTTGTGTTTCATCAGGGTGTCAGCGGTGTGGCTGAAAATCCAGTCCACCGCCGCGATGGTGTCGGAATCCACGGCGTAAACGCGGATTTTCTCGTCCACACGGTTCATGGTTTCGTTCAGGGACTGCATGCCCCCGTTCAAAATGGACAGATGGCCGTCTAAATCATCCAGAATTTTCCCCAGCTTTGACAATTCGCCCAAAACACGCCCCACCTGTTTCGTCGTGGCGGGGTTGCCCTCGGTGCCGTCTTCCAGTAGGCTTTTGGCGTAGACCGTTCCCTGAATGGACAAGGGGGAGGGTTGGGCCGATTGCTTTCCGTAGTTGTCTAAAATATCCAAAACCCATTTACGAAAATGTTTTGCCTTTGGGGTTTTAGAAAACATGGCCACTAAATGGCAACCACGGAGAGAAAACACACGGACATCACGCTTTTGACCCTGCGTGTTCATTTTGACCACGCAGCTCATTCCTTTTGAAAATTCAGTTTTGTTACGGTCAAAAATGCGGTGGACGCTTCGTTCGTCCTGGTAGCCAAGAGCTTTCGCTAAGTCTAAACATAGCAACCACGGTTGGCCGTCCATATCGTAGATTTCAAGACGGGTGTCATTGAAGTGAAGGTTGTCTTTTAAAGTGAGAGATTGAGTCATAGTCTTGTTTCCTGCTTGTAAACAGAGGCCCATAGGACGTGGCCACTTAACGTCAGGAGCTACAAACAGAAACAAGTGCTGCCGGAGTATTCCCCTTGCGGGTATTGTATTATCCGACTCCCGACATAACCAAAATGTGGGCTCTAACTTTTCGTAGTAGTCACGCTTGCTTGGTGTTTGTAGCACCTTACCTAGCGTTATACATGGGAAAGGTTAAAGTCAAGTAAAGAAAATTTTATTGCGCCTTACATTTCTATATGCTTTTCTCCTTTAAATTGAAACGAAAGGTATGCCATGAAGTTTAAAAATCCCCAGAATGATTATGTTGAAACTTCCAGCGTTCCCTTTTTATGGGCTTTGCTTTTTGGTCCCTTGTACTTTGCTTTTAAAGAGATTTTGGGGCATTTCATTATTTTCTGTTCACTCGCTTCATTGATGGCGTTTAAGGTTCACACTTTTTCACCCATCTTTGTTTGGATCGTTTACGCTTTCTTTGCTTCATCCATTGTCGAGTCCTCTTACCTGCGCAGAGGTTGGGTAGAGGCCAAACCGGCGCAAAACACAGACCCTGTTCTTGGGAACATTAATAAGATTAATGCGCAAGACATATTTTACATTGCCGCTATTGGTCTTGTGTTGTGGATTTTGGCCACGGTTTTTGGTAAATAATCTTTTTAATTGGGTCGAATTCGACCCCTTTAAACACCCCCGTTTGGGGGATTAAACCTTATCCAACCTTTCCTTCAAACTTTGATTAAACCAGCCCGTTTCGGTCCTCTGCCAGACGTCTTTGGTTATGGTTGGGGCATCGGTGCATCCTTCCGCGGCCAGCATGGCAAAGCCCGCGATATCGTGCCAAGAATCGGCATAGTTTGGATCCCCATTGAGGATGCGGGCGATTTTGTGGACGATCATGTGCAGGGCCTCTTTGTGGTGAGGGGCCAGCAGGTGCCAGTTATCGTGACCGGCCATGGTGTTTTTCAGGCTTTGGGACAGCGTGGCATTCATGCAAAAGGTGCCATAGCGTTCGCCGCGCTCTTTCAGGATTTCGGGGAGTGTTTGGATCATATAGGTCTCTCGATTTTATACAGCAAAGACAGCAAGGTTTTGGGCACGCGACTATGAAAGGCAGCATCGTTGTGGACGTGACCTTGGGGCGTTGTGCCGCCCCAGATGGCCCTGCCTGTGTCACTGATGCCCACGATCAGGTGGTACCCGTTTTTGCGCCAGACCATGGTCAAATCCCCCGTGGGCTCGGGCACAAGATCAGGGCGCGAGATATCCTTGGGCAACATGGCCAAAAAGCGTTTGGCATACCCAATGGACCTCTCACGAATGGCATGGGCCCCGTAACCGTCCCAGTCTGAAACAAGGCAGGATGGGTCAATCATAAAACCCCCATAAAATGGCGGTAAGAAACCACACGACAAACAAAACCCGTCGCAACTGTCGCAATTTCTTAACTTCGTTTTGCATGGTGTCTCCTACTGCTTTTTCCGATGATCCAGCGCCGCTGCCGCCTTGTGCAGGTGGTTGGGTGCCATGTGGCCATAGGTGCGCTCCACCATGGCGCTGGATGTATGGCCAAGGTACCGTGCCACGTCAAAGACAGGCACCCCCGCCTGAACCATCCAGCTGGCGGCGGTGTGACGCAGCGTGTGGGGCGTAACGCGCTCTAAACCCGCTCGCTTGCAGGCGGCCTTAAAGCTGCCCTTGATATCCCCAATGGCGGCTTGGTTATCGTGGATCACGGGCCCAAAGGGCGTGCCCCGTTTCCGTGCCAACAGCAGGAACGTCCGCAAGCGGCGCGTGATGGGGATGGTGGCGTGCTTTTTGTTTTCGGCCCCTGAGTCGGATTTCAGATAAATCAGGTTGTTTTTAAAATCTACCTGCCCCCATTTCAGAGTCAGCAAGGCCGTTTTCCGTCCGCCGGTATACAGTCCCAAAAGGATAAACAGGCTCAGGTATTCCCGCGACAGGCCCTTGCGGCTGGCCCACAACAATCGAGCGGCCTCGCTGCGGGTTAAAAAGCGATCCTTGGGTTTATTCAGGGCAGGCACCCATACGGGTATTTTTTGCAGCAGCCGCCCCATGCGCCAATCATAATTCAGGGCGGCGCGTAAATAAGCCAATTCACAGCGGGGGGCCGCCGTGGTTTTTGTGGCGCGGGTTTTGACGTACAGGCGACAGGCCCGCTCATTCACAATCCCCGCGGGTTTATCGCCCCACCAATCAATCAAGGGCTTTAAGGCCCCTTTCAAGGTTCTTAACCCCTTAATCGTCATATCAGGCCCCTTTTCGTCAAGATAACAGGCCAAAACGTCGCCTATATAGCGTGCATCGGGATGACTTGGCCGGTTGTCGGCGGGTTTCTGTGCAAGGAATCCTTGATAATACTCTCGTGCCGTCTCAGCGTCGCTTGTGCCCGTGCTTTGGCGGCGGCGGCTTCCCCGCTCGAACCAGACGATTTCAAAAACGCTTCGGTCTTGCCGCCACTCAAGGCGCGGTCCTGTGTTTTTTCTGGGCATGTCTTTGTTTCCTCTATATAATCGTAAATATCCTTTTGGTGAAACCGCCAGCGGCTGCCAATCTGAAAGGCCCTTAACCGCCGTTTTCTGGCCAAGGTTTTGATGTGGGCTGGCGTGGTTTTCAGGAACGCCGCCACCTCTTCGGGGGTACAGATTTCGGGGAGGGCTTGGCTGGTCATATCGCCATCCCCGGTAACAGTGGCTGTCCTACATGGTGGGCGTAAAGCTGCAAACAGCCCGACACCTCCAGCATCTCCTGCCTTTTTTTAGCATCGGCCTGCGCCTCCATGATTTTCACGAGCAAGCGCAGGGCTTTGAGGTTGTAACCGTCCCCCTTGGCGTCGTTGTAAAGGGTGGCAATGTCTTCCCGAATCGCCCGCATTTCGTTTCTCAAAAACAGAACGCGGTTTGCCAAAGCCTTTAAAGGAAAATCCTCCGGCGTTTCTGCCAAAGACCGCAAGCTGGCGGTCACGGCTTTGACCTCGTCCCCCGTAAAGGTCAAGGATCCGCTGTCGTGGGATATTTTTAACGTTTCGGATTCTAAGGTCATGCCGCCACCTCTTCGGTTTGCAGTCTTTCATGTAGCGCATCCACGCCGCCAAAGGAGATGTCCACGGGGCTTTCCGTATATTCCCCATCAATGATCTGGCCACGTTCGCTGGATTCGTCCACCATAACGGCGCGTTGGATTTCCAAACTCACGGGCAGGTATTTAAACAGGCGTCGCAGGGCCGTTTTTTTGGCCATCTCCTCAAAATGCGTCACCCATGGGCCACTGTTGCCCGCCTTGCTTTGTTGGCGCACCTTTTGGACCTCAGCCACGCTGAGTACATCAAATTGGGTACCACCGCCCACCAACTGGGCCACGGCGTAAACGTGGGTTAGGGCCCCGCGATCCCCAGCGGCAAAATTGGGCTCGTGCATCAATTCGGGGTTTAAACCATAGGCGACACGGAATTTGTCGTTGCTATACACCGCGCGGGCCTCCATGGATTTGATCTGGCCAGAGCGACGGGCCAAATCCAACAGGCCCTTGTAACCTATAATCAGCTGGACCTCTTTTTTGCCTGTGTCTTTATTATTAAACGGCAGCAAATACGCATGGCCCAAAACACCCCCGGGCTCCAGCCCCATCTGGGAACACTGCATGATGGCCCCTAAGAAACTGGCTTGATCACAAAGGCCAAGTTTTGGGTTTTTGCGGACCTCTGTTAGGGCCACGCGGGTCATGCGATCCGCCGTGATATGTTTGGGAAGGCAGCGGGCGATTTCCGTTTTCATGGATTCCAAAACGCCCTGTAGGGTTTTTGGTTTTGTGGCAATGGCGGTGGATTCAGTCATGGTTTGTCTACCTTTCGTTGTTAGTGATTTGTTTTTTTAGTAGCCGTAAAAACTGGTGCGCGTGTTTTAAAAACTCTCTGAACCAAATTTTTGCAGACATTTGCAGTGTGTACTCTGGTTTTATGGGTGCATTTAGCGTTGATGCTAAATACATAGCTATTGTTGCCGCTAAAATTTTTTGCTCCGCCATTGGGTTGTGCTCACAAAACGCGCTAACTTTGATTAAAAAATCACATCCATCTCTGGCAAGAAATTCAGCGCATTCTTCGCTTTGCAAATCCATAATTTTTCTCTCTTTTTGTTGTGGTTTACTTCACAAGGAACCGCCGCGTTTCGCGGGGCACTTTGTATTTTTCAGCCATTCCCGGGTAGTCGGCGGCGAATTGCTTTTGGTCGAACACCTTGGATGTGCTGTTTTTCCACGTGACAATGGGCTTGCTTTCCCACGTTAGCGTGGCGGCATTGCCCATTTCGGCCTTGATCTGAATCTCCAGATCCTCGGATTCCTTGGTGATGCGTTTCAATTCATCCCGCCGGACCTTCAGCTGGGCGCACAATTCGAAAAGATCAGGCGTGGCCTCAATGGATAACCCCTCATCCCCCCGTTTAAACAGACGATCCACATCGGTCAACTTGGTGGGTGCCGGTGGCTGTTTCATGACAATGTGGTTTTCCCAAAACAGGCGGCCCCGCTCCAGCAGCATGGATTCGAGAGGGGCCTGACGCTCGATCACGTATTCCCGCACCGTGGCCGAGCGCATAAACATGGCCACGATGTGGGCGCGGGGCAGGTCAAAGATAGCCAAATACCACAAAACCTGCGCCAAATACGAATCAGGGACGCGGTCCGTGCCCTCTTCCCCAAATTGATATTCTGTCGGGGAATTGGGCCAGACGGTTTTAAACTCCACCACCGCCTGTTTGGGCACCAAGGCATCCACGTTGCCCAAAGCCCAATCATACACCGCATGGCTGCGCTGTTCGGGGTGGTCAAGGGCCACTTGGTGACGTATGGCATAATCTTGGGCCAGCAAAGGCTCCATCAGGCTGCCCCAGTGGGCCTGTGGTGACGCGCTATAGGGTTCTGCAGGTTCAACCTTGGACAAATACACATCCACAGGGGTTTTGTAGGGTGACAGGCCGCAAATGGCCCCAATGTCACTGCCCCCAATGCCGTGCCGGCGGGTTTCGAGTTGTTGTGCTGTTAGCATAAGTCCTCCAGCTCTTTTTGCGTTACAGTCCGGACATAGCGGACGCGGCCCACATAAGTTTTGTCGTGGCGGTGCTGGTTCCCAGTGGCAAATCCCTGCCTCCACGCCTCAAGCTCTCTAATTTCCAACGAAGACCAATACAAAGCCTTGGCAAAGCCACCGATTTGACGTCGGTAAACATACAAAAGTCGTAACTCTTCCGGATCAGGGCAGCGAAACAATCCTGATTTTAAAACAGCTTTCTCCCATGGCACAAGCTCTGGGCCATCCTTTGCTTTACACACAAGATAACCATCTTCCGTGGGATGTTCCCCCGCGTAGATGGTCCCGTCTTTTAATTTTTCACCTATTTTCAACATAGTGCCTCCTTGTTTTTATTATTCGTTACTGGCCAAAACCACAGCATCCACGTCCAGCGGGTCCACGCCCGTGGTCACTTCGCCGTCGTTACACAAAACGGGGTTGTTGCCCGCCATTTCACAGTCCGACGCGGCAAACGCACCCGTGGACAGGGTCAAAAATAAAAAGACCAAACGCATCACTTGCCCTCCTTTTCCAAAAGAGACACGCGGGCCTCAAGCCGCAAATACGCCTTACCATTTTCAGCGCAACGTTCGTGCAGGTGGTCGAAGGCTTCAATCTGCCGTTGCTCTTGCCTGATGGCGAAAAACTGCCACAGCACAAGGCCAAAGCAGACGATGTATAGGATGATGATGTGGGTGGACATGGTTGGCTTCCCTAGTACTGATTTGCCCATTTAAAGACTTTTATTGTTTGGCTTAGTACTAGGAGCATAGTACAAGGCGTACTAGAGCGCAAGATGTTTTTTTGCAAAAATGAAAAATAAATCGCCCCTGTAAACAGGCGTTTGGGCCTTGCACCAAAAAATCAAAAGGAATCTAACAGCGGACGATAAACGCCACGACCTTGCCAAGGATTTGGGCCCCATACTTTGCGGGGATGGGGTCATAATCGTCCCGCGTCGATTTGGGCTGAAACAGTTTCAGGCTGTTGTCCCACATTTTAAAGAGGACTTCTCCATCCTGAATGGCCACAATGGCTTGTTTATGCAGGGCTTGGGGGTCGGTTTGTTTGGGATCAATAATAATGGTGGAGCCGTCGGGGGCCACTTTGTCCATGGAATGCCCCTGCACCTTTAGGGCAAAAAAGTCCCCGCGTTCGGTGTCAAAAGCCACCGTTTCATAATCTGTGAGATCATCAAACGTGACCATAGGTTCCCCCGCATTCACCACCCCGCGAATGGGGACATGACGATAGGGAAAGGGGTGGGCCTTAAAAATCAATTCTGAAAGGCTAACGTCCAGTGCCTCGGCAATTTTTTCTAAAACATCAATTTTCAGGGATCGTGTCTCCATTTCCAGTTTCCCGACAATGCTTTGAGACATACCGATTTTATCCGCCAGTTGTTGTTGAGTTAGGCCCGCGTTGCCTCTCAAAAGACGAATGTTTTTTCCAATATCAATTTTCATAATACCACAAAATACATTATTTTGTTGGGCTTTGCAATTCCCTATTGACGAATTAGGAAAGGTGCTTTAGTACTAGGTGTACTTTATACATCACCCAATAAGTCCTATGAAACTTCACGTCTGGCTACAACTGGCTGAAAAAAATTGCGCCCAATTCGCGCGACAGGTTGGCATCAATCAAGCCAAGCTGAATCGGTTTATTCGGGGCGTGGCGTTACCACGCATGGAAAGCATCGAAGAAATCGAAAAAGTCACCGGCGGGGCGGTTAAGGGCGAAGATTTATTGATACATTGGTTACATATTCAGCGGCAAAAACGGAAAAAAAACGCCACCGCTGAGGGTCATCATGAATGACCGTATAACCGCCGCCGCCTATAAAAAACTGATAAAGACCAAAAGCCGAAGCAAATACGGAAACACCCGCACCCCCTATAAGGGCCGCATGTACCACAGCCGCGCCGAGGCCGAATGGGCCCAGCGTTTGGACACCCTGCAATCCACGGGCGCGATCCTATCGTGGCTGCCCCAGTGCCCCAAATTCCCCCTGACCCACGAAGATAGGCCCCCCACCTACACGGCAGACTTTTTGATCTTTCTCAAAAACGGCCATGCCCTTGTGGCGGATTGCAAGGGCTTTGATACAGCCGAGTCCAAACTTAAACGCGCCATCGTGCAGGACAAATACGGCGTTTCGGTGTTCACGTCATGGACCGATTTGCAACAGGCCATCATGGGGGGCAGCCATGACGCATGAACGATGCGCCCCCTATGAAAACCTTGTCCGGCTGCATGAATGGCTGTGCCAGCGTGCGGGCAGCGATGGGATTGCCGTTTACCGATTGCGCGACGCTCAGGAAACCCTCTCCATAACCAAGGACTCCCTTAACCGCAGCCTGACCCGCTTGGCGTTCTACGGTGCCATCGAAAACGTGTCCCGCGCCAGCGTGGCCACCATGTTATGCCGCGTCGATCGTATCAATCCCATTTTTACCCCCATGGTGGGATCCAAAAAGGCCGTAAGGGTCACCGCGCACCGGCCAGAAAAAGAGGGGTACAGGCCCCTTCCTGAATTGACAGGCTACCGTGACCCCTATGAATGCTCGGGGCCGCTTCTCGCCCATTTAACGGGCAAAGGAAAAAAAGGCAGTGTTGTTTCCTTCAACCTTGATGACCTTGTCGCCTTTGGACACCAACACATTGTTA